TAAATCATCAAAAATAGCCATTAATTAAGCTCCAGTATCAAGACCAGCAAATAAAGCCTGTCTACCATTTAATACTTCATCAACTGCATAAACAGTGCCAGTAATAGGGGTCTTTTTAAACTTTTTACTTTCAAAAGTAAAGTTAGTTCCTGCTAATTTAACTCTAGGAATTATTAGAGTATCAAATAAACCAGATTGTGTTCTTTGAGTTTTAGCTATAATATAAAAATCTGCCCCGTTAAAATCAGTGCCTATTTCAGCATTATATCTTGAAGCGGCAATAGGTATGGTTTCAGTTTGAGCTTGAGCACCAACAACAAAAGCTATTGAACCTGAGCCACCAACTATACGAAGCCCTAATTCTGCAATATCAGTGTTAGCACCAGAGCCAGCAATAGTTAAGCCAGTTCTATAGTTTACGCCATCTGCTAAAATATCTACAGTAGTTGCAGAAACAGCCCTAATAGTTATAATTCTTGGTCTAACATTAGTTGAAGCGGCTATAATAGAAACAGACGCAATACCAGTAGTAGCACTTTGAACACTTGTTCCAACTATATTCCTAATAGCCAAAGCTGTATCAGACGCTATAGGCGTATCAGTAAAGGTAGTGTTAAACAAAACCTCTTTAAATCTTATAGAAAGGGCTTGCGTAGCGGAAAAAGAAACTTCACCTGTAATAGCCCCACTTTCAACAGCAGGCGGAACGGTAAAGCAGCCAAAAGCATCCGCTAATATAGTTTCTGCATTAACATTAATATTAAAATTTTCGGCATTGTTAAATTCCTGTATAAACTCGCCTCTAAACCTACCAGCTTTTAAATCAGTTGGCGTGGTTTGAGTAGGGTCGTATCTATAAACACCCACTGAACAAAGCCCAAATAAAAATCTATTCTGGTCTTTTTTGAAAGCAACCATATTATATCACCCCTTCGGTTATTAGGTTATCTGTTAAATATTTAGGCTGGCTAGATAATCTAACCTCTAAATTTTCACCCTTAATAATATTAAAGGTTGAATAAGAACCATTTTCAGTAGCAATTTGTAGCTTAAAGTCCTTTTTAGCTATAAAATTTATTTCTTTTTCTTTTGCCATTTTGTTCTCCAGGTTAGTTTTAAGCATAGTGAAACTGTATATTTAATGAAAGCGTATAAAGAAAAAGGTTGTTGTCAACACCATTTTGCGTCCCTCCATCCTCAAAATATACCGCCCCACAATCTTGTTTTTTAATAAAAATGTTCTTCATAACCTGCGAATAGTCAAGTAGGTAGCCAATTACAGCTTCCTCCGCTTCCTTAGTAGTTTCCCTAAAACAAACTTTTAATCTTAAAGTTAATATTCCACTAGAGTAATTGCCATCATTTTGGGCAGTGGAATGTTGTAAATCATAAACAATTATAGGCTCACCTACAATACCTGTAGTTTCTAATTCTTTAGTTTCAGCATCCACCACGCCAAATATAACATTCTGCGGGTCTAAACTTGGCAGTGAAGGTGCATATAATAACAACTCACTATTAAAATTATTTCTAATCGAGTTTAAAGCATCTTTATATATATCACTTAGGGGCATAAGACCTCTTTATAGCATTATTGATGTTCTTTTTAAAAAAATCCACCCCTTTTTTAGTAGCAGGGGTCATAAATGGTCTATTTAATTCATTTTCTAATTTAGCCGCATAATTAACCGTTTCGTCGCCAGCCTTTATAATAACATAAGGCGAAGTATCACCCTTAACCTCCCCGTCAACATTAATAGAGCGGACTAATCCACCCCTATCAGTTTTAGGTGGCTCACCCTTAGCACTAGCAACCGTTCTTGCTAAACCTGCAATAGTTTCTGGTCTTTTAACCTTATCCACATAAATTCTAGGGCTATCTTGGCTTCTTCTAACATAAACCCTGCCACTTCTACTACCTTTTTGAACTAAACCCCTAGCCTCATTTTGAACCTCGATAGCAGTTGCGAATAATAGTCTTTTAAGTTCAAATAAAAAATTCTTATTCTTTAAATCAAATTTATAATTATCCTGTATGGATACATTAATTTTCATACACTAAGTTGTGCAAACCTTCTAACAGGCATTAAGCTAGCTTTAAAAGCACTCTCCCATTCAGGGGAAAACCTTAAAGAGCTATTTCTTGCTTCCATCATATCAATAACCTTGCCCGTATAGGCTATTATAGCAGATTGGAATATACCATCAATAGAAGCAGAAGTTGCCCCCTTGCCCGCCACATATTCAATTCTATAGCCAGCAATTCTCCTTGATGAAGTGGAGCTAAAGCCATCTTTTAAATAAAATCTATTGCCAGGAATATCTAAAAAATAATCTGTTGATGGAATTAATGTTGAAGTGCCATCCTCATCGAATATTCTAAAGTGGTGAATAGTCTTGGCAGGAAAAGCCATTAAGGTTATATAGCGAGCCGAGTGTAAAGAACCATCATAAAAAAACTGATTAGTAAAAAAATCATTAACACTTTCTTGGAAAGTAGTATTTATTAAAATGGTATTAGTAAAGGATTGCACAACTTCTACAGCCGTTTTAATAGCTAATGTTAGTTGTGCATCCCCTAAAGAGCTATCCCTGCCTAAACTTTGTTTTACTATTGCCAAATCTACTGGCAAGTTAACAGGCTGTTCGTGAACAACCAAGTTTGAGGCAGGGTATAACATATTTTATTTTACTTCTTCTATATAGCCACCTGCAAGGATATTTTGAAAAAGGTCTGGGTTGCTTTCTTCAAAGTAAACCCCGTCACCTTTTTTTAATAACTTCAAGCCACTATTTAGTCCATTAAAAGTAACCAAAATATCTTTCGATATTCTGTATTTGTAAACAACTTCTTTTTCTTTTGCCATATGATTAAGCTATTTGAGGGTTATTAGTTGAAAACACTCTCACTTGTGCAGAAGCAGTTAATGAAACAGTCCCACTAGTTACTATATCGCAAGTAACATACCTTTTTGTATTTAAAACGCAAACAATAAGTTTACCAGTAGCCGTTAAGCTATCACCAGAAGCTATAGGAGCTCCAGCGGCGCTATACTTGTAATACTTAATTTGAGCGGCAGGCACAGCGGTTTCAAGCGTTTGGTTAGCAAGGTCGCTTTCATTAATAGCAACTCTTAAAGTTCCATTTGCGTAAGTAGTTATATCTACTTCAAAAGACACCCAATCAGCACCAAAAGTGTCGGTGCTGGTAGCTTGAGCTGTAGTTGTAGCGGTCGATATTGCAGTAGAGGCAATAGTAATATTAGCCCTTGCAATGTTATTTTTAGCAAAACGATTAGACATAGTTATTACCTTTTTGTTAGTTGTTAAGTTAAGCTGAAGTAGTTACCATTACCAAAGCGTCGAAAGCCTTTACATCACCACCAACTCTTTTTCTTCCTTGGAAAGAAACTTTGTTGTCAGCACGGAAAGGATTTCTTAAAATGGTTTGTGTTGGTTTTTCAGCAATCGCATAAGCGGCTTGCATATCACCATACATTAATGACCTAGAGGAGGCTGCTAAAGCAGGCATATGCTCCAAAACCACAAATTCTTTACCAAATAAAGTAAAGCCAGAGTTTGTTTGAACACCTATACCCGATTGGTTACCGTAAATTGGCATCAACTGGCTATCGGCAAGTAAAACTATACCAGCTAAAGCCGTTCTTGAACCAAACCATTTAGCATTAGAAGAATAAGCATCTTTTAAACCAGTCCAAGCATTAACTAAACCAGCGTGAGTATAAGTAGTAGCGGCACCAGAATTAACACCATAAAAAAGTTTACCAACAGTATTAACCTCAGTCGCTTGCGTCCCATAGGTTAAAATACCTTTTGGTTCAGCTACGCCATCACCGTTTATAAAAGCATTGCTTTCTTTTTCAGCGAACTCTCTAGCCAACTCTTGAATTAAAAGGCTCTCGATTGGGTAAACCGCATCCTCAAGAAGTTTAGAAGTAACCACATGAGTAGCTGTTATTTCATTAGCAGCTATTCTTACTTCACCAACCGAACTTTCATTATTTGAGTTAGCGGCACCTTCCGCACTAAAGTTTGAAGTAGAGTTATTAAACCATCTTGGAAGAACTATGCCATCACCTTGAGAAAAAGGTATAACTTGAGCATATTGTCTTACACGAGATTGTAGCCTTTGTAAAGCAAGGGCAACATCACCATAGGCAGGATATACTAAATATCCACCTAATTCGTGGTTAGCTACAGATAGGTCTTTTTGCTCTAAAACGAAGTTTTTAGGCACACCCATTTCAGCACCGATTCCTTTTCTTATAAAATCACTAGCGGCTTTATAATCGCTACTTTTGCTTTCAAAAGAAGGGGCGGATTTTGCCTTTTGAACTTCAGCTATTTTATTAGCTATTTCTAAAGAAAGGTCGCTACGGGTTTTTTCAATCAAGCTATCATACTTTTTAGTAGCCTCATTGTTTTTTTCAGAAAGAATATGAAGCAACTTATTAACTTCGCCAATAGACGAAATTAATTCTTGGTTATTGTTTATTGTTTGTGTTTCCATTGATTAAGATGTTGTTAAGGTTAAGTTTTACTAATTCTAAAGAAAGCAATGCCTCTTTAGTTTTGTCTATTAACCCAACATCTCGTTGGCTTGCAGGAATGCCAAACATACTTATAATATGTTTAGCGTTCTTTTGAGAATACCCTACATCACGCAGGGCTTTTTCTACATCTCTCGATGTGAAATTTTTTACACTGTCAACTTCCGCCATATCATTAGCAGGAAAGGTAACAATAGAAATTTCGTATAAATCTAGCTCTTTTAATATCCTTACGCCTTTTTTATCCATTTCATAATCAACTGTTTTAAAACCAATACTCATTTTATCAAGAATGCCCATTTTTAAATTAGAATAGGTTTCTGCACCCTTCTCGGTTTCTAAGTTAATCTGGCACTTTACATAAAGCCCCGTATCATCCTCATTAGCCTCTAATATTAAACCTATAGGCTCATCTGTTTTATGTTGCCACAATAGTTTAATTTTTCTTTTAGCTAGAGAATTACTAAAAGCCCCCTTAACTATAACATCGTTATCGCTATCAATATTATTAAATACCGAGGCATAACCAGTAAATATACCTTTTTGCTCGACACTTTCTTTTAGCTCGAAG